AAAATAAAGTTCAATTCGGTTCAGAACATATTTGCATAATACCATATGATGGTGATTTATTAAGTGACGTTTATTTAAATATAGAATTATCTAATTTAGTTAGTTCAAATAATAATGAAAATTGGGCAGGTTATATAAATGGATTAGGATATAGTATTATAGAGACTGCAGAAATTCAAATTGGTGGTTTAACAATTGATTCATTAGATTCAAATTGGTTAGATATTTATAATGAATTATTTGATCAACGTTCAGATACTCTTATTGGAAAATTTAATACAGATGTTACTCTTCAAGAAAATAATTCAGCACAAAAATTATATATACCATTACCTTTTTGGTTTTCAAAAAATAGTGGTAGTTCATTACCTATAATAGCATTACGTAATCATGAAATTAAAATTAAGATTAAATTTAGAAATCTAAATGAAATTATTAAATCAGATATAAGCAGTTTTTCACCCACAACACCAACTATTAGTGCAAACATTTTAGCAAATTATATTCATTTAGATACAACAGAACAAAAATATTTTACAAGTAACAGTCATGAATATCTTATTGACCAATTGCAAATATTAAGTGATACTAGTATTATTTCGTCTTCAAATGCAAAAAAAATACCCTTAGATTTTAGTCACCCAATTAAAAGTATTTATTGGGTTATTTTAAATGATATTAATCATACTCAAAATATGAAAACAGGTAATAATTGGTTATCTTATACGTCAGCTAATAGTCTTCACTCAGATACATTTAATTCTGCTAAAATTACAATTAATGGTCAAGATAAAATGATTAGTATGGATGCTACTTATTATCGTAATGTTTTACCATATGAAACACAAATGTATTTTCCACGTAAATATATTTATTCTTATTCATTCTCATTATTTCCAGGACAATATCAACCTTCGGGTTCTATTAATTATTCAAGAATTCAAAAAGCAAATTCACATTTAGAATTAACATTTAATAATGTTAATACAGTTGGTGGTACAACTAATGGAAAAATTAGAATATACGGAATAAATTACAATATTTTAAAAATAGACAAAGGGCAGGGAGGTTTGCTTTATATGAATTAATTTATTATATTATTATCATTTTTTTATATTAATTTTATTATATTAATTTTATTATATTAATTTTATTATATCATTATCATTTATCATTTTATAAATTTTATTAAATGAGGTTTTATTTTCTATATTGTGTGATATAATAATAATAGTTAATTTAGATAACATTGGTTCATTTAATATATTATATAAAAATTCATTAACAGTTTGACTATCTAAACTTTTATCAGGTTCATCTAATATTAAAATATCATATTTATTTATATTTATTATTATATAATATAACCACATTGCTAAATATATTCTTTTTTCTTGACCGCCACTAAAACTTTTATTTTCTAATTTTTTATATAAAATATCTTCATTCAAACTATTTTTTATATCTGAAAAAGGAACTATATTTTCGATTATATAATAAAATAATGTTTTATTTTTATTACATATACTATAATCATTTTGAGTAATTATATCATATAATGTTCTATTTTCCGTATTTAAATAAATGTCTTGTGGAATATATATAATTTTATTATGATTTATATTTTGATAACTATTAAAATAACCAGATATAATTTTACATAAAGTAGATTTTCCTAATCCACTTTTTCCTTCAATTAATATACTTTTATTTTCAATTTCTAATTCCATATCATATGTAATTTTACTTCTATTTTTATATTCTATTGTTTCATTCACAATATTAATAGGTATATTTTTTATAAGAGAATTTTTTTTTTCATCCATTTCATTTTTATATATTTCAGTAAATTCATTATAATATGTATAAGAAGGATTTATATAACCATAATTTAAAATATGTAATATATATTCATATTGATATATAATTGTTTCAGTAATAGTATATAATGGCCATAAAAATAATGTACATTTTAATAAACAATTTGTTGTTAAATAATTATAAATAAATATAAACATTAATAATTTTGGAAAAAATTGCAGTGTTCCTGTATATATTTTTTCTAAATACACATTTTCATATTCATATTTATTTATTTTTTTTATATTTTCTCTTATTACATTCACATATTTATCATGATAATTTCCTATACAAGAATTAAAATAATTTATATATAAATGTGTATTCATTATATTTAATTTACCTGATTTTTTACCATTGTCCTGTTTTTTATTACGAGTTTTCAATACAATATATTTATAAAATAAACCATACAATAGAAAATAACCTAACATAAGATATAATGAAAAATGATTTATATTATACATTATATAAACATTACTACTAACTCTAATTATTGATCCATATAATTCAAACATATCATTATAACGACTAAAATAGCGGGTTGAAGTTGTATCAATTAATGTTTTAAATTTTGTAGAACCATTCTGTTCTAGCCATAATTTTGACATATTTTTTATTTTTTTACACGAATGATTAAATGCTAATCGTTTTACTGGATATTCTACATAATATAAATTCATTTGTTTATCATATATTCTAATAAATAATAAAATGAAATAGAAAAAATTAAATAATAAGAAATAATTCATATTTAATTCTGTTTCAATTGATTCTAAAAATTTTAATTGATAAGATTTATAATACATATCAAAAATAAATTGAATATTAAAAAATAAAAAATAAATTAATAATTCTTTATACATTTATATTAAATATATATAAATTTATAATCTATAAAATTATTAATTTAAACATTTATTATTATATAATAATATATAAATATGCCTAATGGTATTATTAAAATGTTATATTCGGGTAAAGAAGACCAACAATTTACAAAAAATCCAGATATAAATTTTTTTAAATCCGTTTATAAATCGTATAGTAATTTTGTAAAAGTGCCTGAAAATATTGAATTAGTAAAAAATTATAATATAAATACTAAAAAAAATATAACAGTAAACTTATCTAATTATAATTATGATTTAATGGGTGATTTATTTTTATATTTTAAATTAAAAACTCCAATAACAAATAATATAACCGATTTTATAGATAAAATAGAAATTTATTGTTCTGATTTTTTATTAGATACAATTACAAAAGATATATTAAATTTATATTCAAATATTTATTATAATAAAAGTAAACATAAAATATATAATTTAATAGGTTCTAGAAATAATAAAAATACTTTTTATATACCACTTAATTTTCATTTTTTACATAAATCTACTAGTTATATTCCTTTATATTTATTAACTAATGAAAACATAAATATAAAAATTTATTTTAAAAAAGCATTATTTACAGATGTTATAGCAGAAGAAATAGATTTAATAGCAAATTATTTTATATTAGAAAATCACGATAAACGATTTTTAGAAAAAAATTATTTATTTATGGAAACTATAAATTATAATGAAAATATTCAATTAAATGTATCTGTAAAAGAAGATTTATCTAATCTGGTAAATATTTCATTTAAAAAATATTGTAAATCACTTTTATTTGTTTTTAAAAATTGTAATATTAATCAAATTAAATTATTTGTTAATGATTTACGATTATCTTATTCAACACAAGAATTAAAATATATATCTTTCTTATATTCTAATCTAAAAAATAATACTATTATGAATAATAATAATGAAAATATAAATAATACTCAAATTTTGATTTTACCCTTTACTTTATTTAAAAATGATATTTCAGGATATATAAATTTAGATACAATTAATAAATTATATTTAGAAGTTTTTCCTTTTGCTACATATACGAAAATTCATTTTAATGTTACCAGTGTTTTTACCCTTTTTTATTTTACAGTTACTACAAATTTATTAACATCCGATGTAAATCAATCACCTGATATAACTATATATACAAATATTACATATACTTTTACAAATACTAATTGTGACATTATTATTACAATAAGTGACCCAACTTCATATATTGAAAGTAATTCAACTATCCCAACTACATTATATTATGAAGGATTTGATGATAGAAAAAAAACTTTAATTGTTGATAGTGATATAGAATACATAACATTATATTATTGTCATAAGATATCTAATTCTAATCCTACTAGTATTGTTTGCGGAAAATTAAAAATACTTTCAGATTCAAAAAGAATTTGTGCCCTAGGATACGTAGATATTTATTCTATTAATTATAATTTATTTACTTTAGAAAAAGGTAAATTATATGAAACACCATTTTAAACAACCTTTTTTAAAAAAAGGTTAATCCAAAAACAACCTTTTTTAAAAAAAGGTTAATCCAAAAAGAATATAATACTTTTTTTTTGATAAAACTTTTTTCCTAAAACTTTTTGATAAAACTTTTTCCTAAAAAGTTTAATAAAAACATTAGTTTATTTAAAATTTTAATTCTATTTTATTAATATAAATGGGTGGTGGTTTATTACAATTAAAATTTTTAGGAACAGAAGCCGAATTTTTTGTTGGAAATCCCCAAATATCCTTCTTTAAGAGTGTTTTTAGATCTTTTAGTAATTACAGTAAAAATTTAATGGATGTTTATTTTGAAGCTCCTTTAGATTTTAATAAGGATACATATGCCAATATACCAGTACATGGAGATTTAATACAAGATATGTATTTAAATTTAAATATAAAAGTAAATGTATCGGATACATTTGATTTAACAATTTCTGGAACTACTTTTTCTTCTACAAAAAATGCAGTTTTTTATGAATATAATTCATCTGGAACGCAAGATTTATATTTATATAATTATATTTATACATTAACAAATACTAATATTACAAATTTGAAAATAACTGAAATTGGTTCTGATATTAATTTATATGATTCTGGTTCAAAAAATTTAGATTTAACAAATGTTACAACCACACAATTAAATTGTACTTATGATACAAATAATTCATTTCATATTAATGTGCGATTTTTAAAAGAAGATTTAACAAAATTTATAAAAGAAATAACTTTTGAAATAGATGAATATATAATAGAAAAACATGATACAAGCTGGTTATTAATGTATAATAATTTATTTAATAATGATGAAACTTTACATAAAATAAATAATGAATTAAAATTTATTACTCCAAAAATGTTTAATAGAAAAATTCAATTATATATTCCTTTACGCTTCTTTTTTACTAAACATAGTCAATCATCACTACCTATTGCAGCATTGTATAGAAGTGATGTAAATATAAAAATAAAAACAAATAATCAATCTGATGTATTTTTATCAAATAAAATAATATCAAGTGTAGAAATAAATAA